TGACGATGCAAATGGTACTAATCTAAGCAATGTACCAACTGGAAAATCATATTTAGGTATTGCTGTTAATAAAACAACCGCAACAGAATCTACTAATGCGGGTGATTATGATTGGTCATTAATTAAAGGTGACACAGGTGCAACAGGAGCAACGGGTAGTACAGGTGAAACAGGTGTATCTTTATATACATGGATAAAATATGGTGATGATGCCATAGGAACGGGATTATCCGATTCCCCCACAGGAAAAACATATATTGGTATAGCAGTTAATAAAACTAACGCAACTGAATCAACTACTGCTAGTGATTATGCTTGGAGTTTAATTAAAGGAGCTGATGGGGCTGGTGGTACAGTAACTTCTGTAGCAGCTCTTACTATAACAACTACAGGTACAGATTTAACTTCTACAGTAGCTACTGGAAATACAACTCCAGTTATTACTATTAATGTTCCAGATGCAAGTGCAACTGCTAGAGGGGTTTTAACTTCTGCTGATTGGACAACTTTTAACTCCAAACAAGCAGCAATTACTTTTGGCACTAATGTTTTAACCTTTATTGGAACACCTTCAAGTGCTAATTTATTAGCCGCTGTTACGGATGAAACTGGTTCTGGCTCTTTAGTATTCAATACTACTCCAACTTTTGTAGGTTTAAGAGAAACTAAAGTTGCAATGGCAGGTAATGATATAGCTCTTGCAACTGGTAACTACTTTACTAAGACAATATCTGGAGCTACTACTTTAACTGTAAGTGGGGCTCCTTCAGCAGGAATCACAGCCAGTTTTATTTTAGATTTGACTAATGGTGGTAGTGCTACAATCACTTGGTGGTCTGGAGTTAAATGGGTAGGTGGAATTGCTCCTACTTTAACTTCGGCTGGTAGAGATAGCTTAGGTTTCTATAGTTATGATGGTGGAACTACTTGGACAGGATTAGTACTTGGTAAGGATATTAAATAATGAGTGTGACAGATATAATTTTGGCTGGGAATATATCCTCTACCACTGCTCCTACCCCCGGGAATTGGATAGCAACCTTAGATAAACCTTCAGGAAATGATATTGCTTATGGTATTGCCGTGGATACTTTTGAAAATAGTTATGTTTGTGGAACAGTTAGTGCCGGTACAACTGGGTCTGCTTTTATAGCCAAGTATAATTCGTCTGGGGTACTTCAGTGGCAGCGAACTTTAGACTATGCCGCAAAATCAGATATTGGATATTCTATTTCTGTAAATAATAACGGTGATGTTTATATTACAGGAGCTTACAATATTGTTTCTGCTGCAAGTCAAACCGCGTTTGTTGCAAAATATAATACAAATGGTGTTATCCAATGGCAAAAAAGTATTTTGTCATCAAATACCGATATTATAGCTGAAACTGGTTACGGCATTACTGTAAGTAATACTGGGAATGTATATATTGTTGGTTATGGGTATGGGGGCACGACGGTAGCGAATAGAGTCAGTTATATTGCAAAGTTAGATTCCAATGGGGATAGAAAGTGGGTGGTTCAGATTGCATCTTTGCAATCTGGGCAAGCGGTATGTTTAGATTCTTTTGAAAATGTTTATATTACCACTGCACGAGCTTACGTATTTAAATTTAATTCCAATGGAGTGTTTCAGTGGCAAAGACAACTAAATGACGCTACAAGCATTCTTATTGATAATGGTCTTTCTGTAGCTACTGATTCTTATGATAATGTATATGTTGTAGGGCAGTCGGGTGGGCAAAGTGACACATCTTCTTCTATTTTTATAGCTAAATACAGCTCATCTGGGGATATTATATGGCAAAGAAATTTAAATTCTCCTAATATAGTAGATACAGGAATAGGTGTCACAGTTGATTATTTAAATAATGTTTACATTGTAGGTCAAATAAATGTTAGTACATCTGCATCAATAATAATTGTTAAATATGATTCTAACGGAACTATTCTGTGGAAAAATTCAATAGATACAAATCTGCAACTAGATTCTGGGTATGGTATAGCTACTTTTGAAGATAATATTTATATAAGTGGGAGTATTAATGGGACAGCACAAGCATTAGTAGCAAAATTACCTAGCGATGGAACTAAGCTAGGAACTTATGTTATAAACGGAGTTTCTTTAACATATAGTCCATCTAATATAGCTGATTCAATAGGTACTCTGGTCAGTAATACTACTAGTATTGCAAGTTATTTTGCCGATGGAGTTTGTTGGAACACACTAATGTATTTATCATCTGGCGGAAGATTTACGAGTGTTGCCGTAGCAGGTAGTGGTAATGTTTATAGTGGCGGTGACTTTTATAGGTCTACTACTATTGTAGAAGCGTATTCTTATTTAGTTAAATTTAATTATTTAGGGGTAATTCAATGGCAAAGGTCTTTACAAACTGCTACAGATGGTTTCAATGATACGATACTTGACATAAGTGTGGATAGTTCTGAAAATATTTATGTTACAGGATATAGTATTTTATCAGGGGATAGACATATTTTAGTAGCTAAATATGCAACTACCGGCACGTTATTATGGATTAGAACTTTAGACACAGTCGGTGCTACAGGTGACATAGGCAATAGTATTGTAGTTAGTAGTGCAGGAGATGTATTTATAGCTGGACAGAGCAATACATCAACTTCCTCAAAGGCAATTATTATAAAATATGACTCAGCAGGAACTTTGCAATTTCAAAAAACATTATCTCCTTCAACCGTTGCTGGTAATTCATGGTCAAGTATTGCTTTAGACAGTTTTAATAATATGTATGTCGTTGGTAATGCTTTGAATTCTTGTTATATTGCTAAATACAACTCTTCTGGTGTATTAATTTGGCAAAAATATACAAGCGTTAACATTACAAGAACTAATATAACAGTTACTGCTTCTGGTAATGTTTATATTTTAGGAAGAACTGGTTCTGGGAGTTCATCTTCTCCTGTTATTTTTAAGTTAGATACCAACGGGGCAATTCAATGGCAAAGAAGTTTTGACAAACCTACTTCAAATGATATTCCATACAGTATTTGTACTGATACTTACGAAAATATTTATATTACAGTTGAAGATAATAGTATTCCTGCTAAAGTTTTTGCAAAATATGATTCTAATGGAGTATTACAATGGCAGTTACAAGCCGCTTATTCTGCGCCCACTGGTCAATCGCCCTTGGGTATAGCTGTAGATGCTTCTGGAAATTACCTTTATATTTGCGGGGCTTTAAGTGGCTCTATTAGTCGAGGGTATGTAGCTAAATACCCTGCAAATGGTATTATTTACGGAGGTAGTGCGGCAAGTTCTTCTTCTTTTGGTGTTATTACAGTATCTACTTTTGTGGACACAGCAACTTCTTTTACAGTAAGTGATGGGATATTAGTGGCGGCAGACAGCGCACTGGTAGCAGCAACAACTCCAACTGATGCAACTGGAACACTGACAACAGATGCTCTTACATATTTTGGGAGTTTATATGTTGATGCAAACAATTTAACAGATACTGCTGGTTCGATGACCAGCACTACTTTAACAATATAAAGGTTTTAAAATGAACTTAGCACTAATATTAAATAATGAAATAGTAGAAATAGCAGATAGCTCTAAATTATTTCCTAATGTATCTTTCCCCGCTAACGGTGTTTCTCAAGAATTTTTAACTCAAAACTCCGCTATGGAAGTTATTGTATGGGAAATGTTTAATAGTGAATTAGAAAAATTAGAAACAGTTGCACCTTATATAAAAGATGGAAAAGTTTATACTTGTTTAAAAGTAAATAAATCTGAAATAGAAATTCAAACTTACTACGATAGTATTAGACTAGCTGAGGAAACTAAGGTTAGAACTCAAAGAAACCAACTTCTTAAAGACTCAGACTGGACTCAAGTAGCTGATGCACCTGTAGACAAAGAAGCATGGGCTACTTATAGACAAGAACTTAGAGATATAACATCTCAAGAAAGTTTTCCATTTAACGTAGTCTTCCCTAACCCTCCTTTATAGGATTTATTATGTCTATCTTTGATGATTTAGTAAAAACAGTAAAAGATGCCGCTGAAGTTGCTATTGAAACAGCAGTTCCTGTTCTCCCACATGAAGTTGTAGAGACAGTTGTTGATGTGACGGTAGATTCAGTAGTTGATGTAGTGTCTGAAGCTATTTCTTAACCCAAAAGCCTATGGACTTTCTAAACTTTATAACTGAAGTAGGATTTCCAATAGCAGCTGCTTGCGTGGGGATGTATTTTGTCTTCCTCACGCAGAAGTTTATCCTAGATTCTGTACTGGAGAAGGTTAAAAACCTTATTAATATTATTCAGCAATTAGACAAACGTGTGACATCAATGTCTAATGATATCGTGCATATTGATAATTTAATGTGCAAAGCATTAAAAATCCCTCCTGATGACATAAAACAAGGAAAGTGATATGGAACTTAAAGATGTAGCTGACTATATTAATCAATACGGATTCCCAATTATTGCATCAATTGGAATGGGATACATTGTCTATTATGTTTGGACTTGGACTACAACAATTATAAAACCAATTCTCGATGAAGCCTATGTGGTGCTTGTGACATTAATAGACCAAATACGCATATTGGATTCAGATATGATTCGATTAAAGCAAAAATTAAGCACTGTGTTAATACTCAAACTACCACATGAATAACTTGACAAAAACACGAAAATCGTGTAATGTAGCACAATCAAATCAAGGAGTTATTTAATGTTTATCGTAGAAGATGGTC